TGCTAAGTAAAACTTCTAGTTGACCTTTGTCTTCAACTTCCATTTGCATTGTAGTTCTCTTCTTTTGTTCTGCTGCTTGTGTTGATTGAATTTTAACCTGTGGATTCATTTGACGTTGCTTTGTTTCTTGTTCTTGTTGGGAAATCACCATTTTCTTTTGGCTCTGTCTAAATAAGTTCTCAGCCAACTTAACGTCCTCTTTAGCTACACGCATCAGTTGGAATGGGTTAACGTAAATAATTAACTGAGGGTTGCTTGCTAGACCTTGCTGCATCATTGCTTCAAACTTAGCTATTTCAATTTCATCGGGAAGCATTTGTATTTTTGTTCCAAATATTCTTCCTGCGACATCCTCTTCTTTAATAAGTTCACGATATACTTTACTTCCGTAGGTAACGCTGTCCTTTAATAGACAACATACTTTTTTAGATGTGTCAGCCATAACCCACTTATATGCATCGTACATATAACCTGTAGCATTGTTAGCTGCATCTTGTGCTGTGTTTACGTTACTAGACGTAACCCTTGGCTGTAGTGCCTGTGCTATAAGGTTCGGGTCTTCCCCTAATTCATCTTTAAGAACTTGATAATGGAACTGGTATAGTTGTATAAGCCCCTGCATTTGACCAAGGAATCCACTGTTAGATAACTCCTCCATTGGTACGGGTATAGGGTTGCCTTCTGCGTCCCTTCCTCTAAAGTATAGATTACCTGTTTGGTCATATATTTTTTGTATTTCCCTTGGGGAAGATACACCTCCCGCCAGCCCCAAATCAATTTCTTGTAATGCGTCTATATTATATTTAGCACCCGTTGGTCTCATCTTTGCAACTAACTGCTGCATCTTTAACCTAGCCAAAATCATTTGGTCGGATGGCTCTTCAATTTTTTCTGGAATCGCCAAGTTACGCATCTCATAGTTCTGATACATATAGAAACTATAAGAAAATTCTGCGTTGCCTATTTCTCTTGGGTCTTGCGGACGAATCATGTTTGTCTTAATCCCCCACTCCAACATTACGTCTTGATTCTTTGCATAAACTCCACGATATATATTCCACTTGGTGTCTTCTATTACATTTTCGTTTTCGTCTTTTTTAGAAGAAGTTCCCTTCTTTACAATAGTACTTTTATTCTTTTTAGTTGTAACTACTGTATAAGCTTCGCTATCAACTGTCTTTACTTCAAACTCAAAAACATCTATATTCCACTCGTCATACGGTCTTGCGTAGGTGCTTGTCCACTGGTCAATCCAAGAAATCTTATCTTGGAACTGAAATTCTTTAGATGTCGCAGCCATGTCATATAGTTGTCTCTCGCTCAACTTCCCTCCAAACTCTTCACCATAACTCTTACGAAGCTCACTTATTTTCATTCCCCTTACCTGTCCTCTCCATGTAGTGTCTCTAAAATCATTATGTTCTGAATAGGAATAAAATGCGTTCTCTGGCTTAACCCAGTCTATATGTATAATGCCGCTTTCATCCATCCATGTATATGTTCCCACTAACCCAACCTCTACGCTGTCTCTTAATAATTTTTCTTTTAAAACATCAAACCATCCATTAGCCTCTAGTGCTTGGTTGCATCCTAGTTCATATTTTATTTCTTCGGGAAGTCTTTGGAATTGAGTAACCCAAAGGTCAAGGTCTTCCTTGCTCTCTGGAATCTTAATATCTTCTGGTTTTAATTTAACTCCAGATTGTTGCTCTAACGATTCTACAAGTTCTTTGTTCTTCATTAGGAATTCTAATTCCTTATATTCATCTTGTCTGTCTTTTGCCGATAGGGAATCTGTTGCTGTCACACTTATCTTTTCACTTTTTCCCATCCACCTTCCAATTAGACCAGAACAAATTCTATTTATAATTCTAATTGATTGCCAATTAATATTTACATAGTTTTGTTTACCATTCAACTCTAATAAGTCCATAAACTTCTGCATACGTATTCTACCGTTAGCAGCGTTTCTGTTTTGACGAAATCTTGCATTCCTGTTAAAATAATAACTACCAACTCCACTGTTTACAGTAGACACAATATATTTAGCTAAGGCTAAACCATATGCTTCGTCAGATTTTTTCTTTATACCGTCTTCGGTAAGTTGAAACTTTTTTAATATTTGAGCACCTTCTTCCATATATTATGACAAAGCCACATCTACTATTGTAGATACGGCTTTAATTTTTTTTTTGGGATTTGAATTCATTAATTTAATGGATATGCACATCAAATATAGTTATATTTTGAAATAATAAATTTTTTTTTATTAATTTAGATTTTCTTGCGTGTTTTCATACACCTGTATTAGAGATTCTTTTGGTCTTTTTGGAGCAGGCGTTGTCTCCATAAGAACCGAGATAAGCATCAAAAATGAAACTATACAATCGTATGCTGTCCTGTCGTATGGGTCAAACACTTTTGCTGTTGATAGTATTTCATCAAAGTCTATTAGGTCACAGTGATATTCAAAGTATGCTATACCGTTGTCTAATTGTCTTGTTAGGGAAAACGGGGTTATAGGTGTTCCTTTGTGTCTGTCTGCACCTGCACGCCTACTTGTTTCTATTAAACTAAGTGGATACAATCCTAAATACCCAGATTTCCCTCTCTCCCTAAAATACCCTTCGTAATCATCGGCAGTGTGCTCGTACCAGGCTTGATACCCATAGAACTCTGCTGCTAACATAACCTGTTCGTGTAGCATATCTTTTACGGCAGGTCTTCCATATAAGTGCCCTACGGCTTTGCCTGTGTTGTTTGGGTCGTTCACATCGAAACGTCTTCCTATCCATGCAGAAGCCTTTGAACCGTACTTTCTACCGCCCTGTGAGTTTGAATAGCTATCTATTGTTATAGCTCCGTCTTGCGTTCTTGCTGGCTTTCTGATTCTCCCATCGGTAATATATTTATTACTTTCTTTGTCTGGGGGAAACCATGTTATTTTCCAATGGAATGCCCTGTCGTTGTCTGTTACATCTCGCCATCTGACCTTCTGCTCCATGTCTCTAAAGAATACTATACTACGTTTATATATTCTATTTTCCTTTAGGTACTCTTCCCTTTGTGAAATGTTGTACATATTAAATACGCACTCTGTGTTGGCAGACATGAACATCTCCTGCTCATTGAACGAGTACTTTCTTATTTCTTCTTCTAGTGCTGCTCCCTTTAACTTGCTTCTTCTTTTTTCTAGGTATGCCTTTGCTCCAAGCTTTAACTGTCCATCAAATTTCTTTTGACCGTATTTGTCTATTAAGTATTTTTCTTGTTCTTCTGTGGGAACATCTATGATTGACTCTCCGTACTTCCCTATAAAACCTGCAAGACCATCGTAAGCAGGGCAATAGTAGCGTACTAATCTGTTAGCTGTAGCCTCTTCACTTTCGTCTGACATTTCTTCGTCTTCGCTTTCTGGCTTCACCCAAGTAGCATCGTCCCATACTTTTTTAAATTCTGCTCCACCTTTTTTAGTTAATTCATTTACTGTGGAGGGAAGTTCTGCAAAGCCTACCTTCTCTGCTCCCTCTACTAAGGTCTCTAGTATGATTGATACGAATTGTGAGAAGGGAACATCTGCTGGGTATTTTCCTCCCTCATCCCCAAAGAACCATGTTAGCCTCTCAGAATCATAAGAGTTAGTTGCCGTTGGCTGATAATCTAAGATTGAGTTGAGTCCTTCTACCTCGTCAATCAACTGAGCCTTCTTTGTCTTTTTAGTTTTAGCTAATGGGACGTTGAATACTAATTCTGTCTTGCTGTCCTTGTCGTTTGCTAGCGTTGGTTGTAGAAAGAAGGGAAGATGTCGGAAACCAAATTGCATCCTGTATATAAACATTTTACGGGCATCCGAGCTTGTCTTTGACACGTGTCCACCCCTTGCATTTTTTGTAGTAGTGACGTGACCCGTTATGTTTGAAGAACATTCAGATGAAGCTCCACTTCTACGAGATTTTCCCCTAATAATACCTAAGCACCAATATACATCGTACCAATGCTCTAAGTATAAGTAGTAGTTTCTGCTTGTCTCCCTATACTCTGGGGCTTTTCTATTCTCAAGTGTCCAGTACTGTAAATAGTAATAGTTTCTGCCTGTTATATACGTAGGCACTCCGTTGTTGTAAAACCAAAACCCGTTCTTTATTCTATTGAATTCATTTGCAGCATAGTCTTCCTGTTCTCTAGTCAACTCAATATTGCCATCTATGTCCTTATTTACTACTTTAAATATAGGGGGAAGTGGCTTCCTTCTCCAATACTGCAACTCTCTTGGCATTCCCCAGTCTTCTATTTCTTCTGAGGGGGGAGAATCAGGTATTGTTATTTCTGTATTATATATTTTTATTACTTCTCCCATTAGTTAACAAATTTGTCTAAGAAAGAGCCTTTTTTAGCTGTGTCTTTTTTCTCGTCACCCGTTACCCCTGCTGCCTCTCCTAATATTTTTGCGGTTTCCGAAATCACCTTGCTATCTGTCCAGATTACTTTAATCCTTTCAAAGGTCTTATCGTTCTTGTCGTCTAACGCTAGGCTCGTTAGGCTTATATTGTTTAGAATCTGTGACATCTCTGACATCTTTCTTTGTAACGCATAGTATAGCTTTGCGTCCCCATTTTCATAGAAGTCGTTTTTTTCTTCTAGTTCTTTTATTTTCTTAATAAATTCCTGTTCTGTCATATATTTAGTTTAAGTTAAAAATTACATATTCTAAGTCTTCTATAAAACATTCCATAATATAATACTCTGACTTGTATTCTATAACTATGTCATATTCTGGGAAGTCGAAATATTCTATAGCTACCATCATGTTTAATTTAATTGTTTACAATCCCTTTCACTTAACCCCACATAAAGTATGCCCTTTTTTACCTTTTTAGTTAACTCTTGGCTTATGGCTGTTATTTCTTCCCTCTCATTTAATTCTTCTCCCTCAAAGTGACGTGCCCTAATTATTGTCTCTTCCCTACCTTCCTCATTGTTGAATATTAATGAAAAGTCGCAAGCCTTAAGGCAATGACATACTTTTCCTTTAAGTTGCCCACTTGTAATATACAAAACTTCTTTTAATTTTTCGGGAAAAACTCCCTCTAAGTCTCCTAAATATGGCTTAAATACCCTTAACGCAGTCACGAACCCATTGGTAGGCTTCCATCCCTTTTCGTTTGGCATCTTCCATAAATAACACTCGCCTTCACTTATAGAGTATATCTGCACATCGGATGCAACTTCTTCCCCATCCAACTGGGAATGATTTAAAATCTGATTTACTGGATGTATGGCATTGTGGTGGAACAATATCATTGCTCCACGTGGAACACTTTCTCCACTAACTACTTCTCCTAGAATCTGAGCAGTATACTTCCTGTCAAGGTTGTCGTAGTCTCTCTCTAGTCTTATTCTTTTGCCATCCGAAAAGGTGTGCCAGTTCTTCCCGTCCTTGTCAGCTTTAATTATTATTCTTCCTTCTGTGTGTTTTAATTCCATGATTTGTGTTTTTTATTTATAAACTCTTTCTTTTGCCCAGTTTTGTATTATTAAGGGAAGTGGCTCATCAATGATTTTTAAGTCTTCCCTTGCGAACCATAAGCGTGGTTGAAAGATGTCATCAGTGTCTAATTTTGCATCGTGACTTCCCATCTCAAAAACGCCCTCTTGCATATTTATAATTTTGGCTTTCATTACTTCCCTTTTTCTAACAAATCCCATGTGGTACATACGGATGTCATTAACGCAGGAATAATCAGCAGTAGGCACAGCTAAACTTTCTGCGTCCCCATAAGACCTATATTCCGTTTTAGCTAACCTTATTATTTCAGATGAGCATGGCTTTCTGTCTTGTGGAACATTCAATTGCAAGTAAGGGCTTTCCCATAAATTTACTCTACTACAGAAATATGCAGGCTCTCCTGTTTTAATAACTTCCCTTATTTTACCATAACACTTTTCGTGGATTATTTCATCCGCTTGCTGATAAAAATTATAATCGGTATCTAACTTAGAAATGGCTATGTCTGTAAAATAACAAAGCTTGCTTTGAGCTTTGCCTTGCTGGTTTTCCCATTCTGATTTTGGCAAATAAGTTACCATTAATCTTTTGTTTTCGGACTCAAGTTGCCTAACTATTTCTTCTGTCTCATCTTCCCCTTCAACAACTACACAGCTTACCTTATCGCAAAATTCAAGTAACGATAAAATGCTTTCCTTAAAACAATAATCATATTTAACTCCGTTTCTAACAAAAATACTTCCGCCTAATGTCATATTAAATGTTTTAATTCTAATTCAACTCTATCAAAATCTTTTTTTAAATTTTTGGTTGTCCAGAAGAAAAAAGCTCCAAGACCATTGTCAGACAATGTTGGATGCCATTGTGGGAAAACTAAAAATGCCCATTGCCCAGGCATCATTTCTTCAAGCTTTTCTGGTGTCCAAGCTGATTTATGAGAATCTGGATTATTGTCATTTAGGTCATCTGTCATACAATATGCCCCAAGCGGAGTGAACCAAACTTGCTTTGTAGCTATATTAGAAGCTAATGTAAGAAACTCTAAAGCATCTTTTTCTCTAAAATGTTCTATTGTGTCTGTGCTTATAGAAACATCAAACTTTGCCTTGTCTTTTTTAGCTTGTTTTAAATACTCTATAACATCAGAAACGATTAGCTTGCCATTCCCAGGCAATTCTCTATCTATGCAATCAATATGCACTTTTTCTTTGAACTCCATAAGCCCAGTTTGCGGAGCTGACCCTGCACATAAATCAACTAATTTTTGATTTTCTATATTTCCACAGATAGCTTTTAAAACTTCTATTTGAAGTTGCCCACTACCATTTTGATTGAATTCTATTTTCATTTTAATTTTTTATTGGTTTATGTAATTTGTTTATTGCGTCTATTATTTGTTCTGTTTCTGGAACACAGCAAGGCGGCATTTCTTTATTAAATATGCAGGGAACTCCTTGCGTTCCTCCAACGACACTGTGCCAACAATGTTGATTGACACATGGCTGCTGAATAACTTGCAAGCCTTTTGTGTCTGGGTGTATATACTCTGGGTTTACGCTGCCAAAGAATCCAACGCATGGCTTGTTGTATGCCATAGCGATTCCAAGTGGAGCACTGTCAATTCCCAAAAATATGTCACATCCTGCTATTAAAAACTTAAGCATAGCTATAGATGGAGTGTTTACCTCTAACCCTATAGTTTCGTGGTAGCCTTGTCCTGTCTGTATAACAGTGTAGCCGTAAGCCTCTAAGTGCTTCTTAACAGAGCTCCAATTTACTCCGTATATATTTCTATGAGGAGTCTCTCTTACGTCTATATGTAATACAGCATATTTTTTAAATAGCTTTGTAGATTCATTTACTAAGGGGAAGAGCTGAGGTCTAGTTAATTGGTAATCCTTAATGCCACAAAATTCAAAATAGCTTTTAAGATAGTTTTGTCTTGGCTTAACCTCGTATGCTAGGTCTAAGTTTACTATTTTCTCTGGGGTAATTCTTCCCGAATCAAATTGAGAAATATGTTTAATAGGGAAGTAGTGGTTTGGAAACAAATCAAACATTGACTTAGGAATATCCAAGACAATATTATAACCCTTTTCTGCATAGTACCTAAACAGCGGCTCTGCAATTAAAATGTCACCAAGTGCTCCAGACCTTTTAAACACTACCGTAGGCGAATAGGGTCTGTGGAAATAAGAATGAAATCCAAATGTTTTACATTTTGGCTCACGAAGTTCAAATGCAAATGCGTCTGCCACTTCTTCTGTTGGAAACTTTATATCATAACGCTGTTCTAAAAAATTTCTGTATAGCCTTCCAATAATTTCATCCTCTGGTGAAACCATTTCTATTTCTGGATTTCTACCTAAAATGTCTTGTAGTTTTTTTGAACGAAGGGAAAACCCGCCATTGCCTACATTCCTACCATCTATATATAACCAAGGAGCACCTATATAATCATAATTAAAAAAGTCATCGTTCCATGCGTCCTTGTCTAGCACCCATGCGTCATGTTGAGTAATAAGCACATAGTCTAACTCTATATATTTGTACAACTCCTTTACAACAAAATTAGAGTACTCTTCCTTTGACCTTAACGAATCAATTTTTATTACCTCTATGCCTTCTATTTCTATGTCTATATCAGTGAAGAACTTTACACTTCCAAATTCGCACTGCTGCATACTTTTATTTAGGGAAGTTACGGCAGCCCCATAGTTGTAGCAGTCAATTAATAATAATTCTACATTTTTTAGTTTTTTCATATACTACTGATTAATTAGTTTCTCTACATAATATTCGACAGCACCTTGGTGATAAAAGTCATACGCATCTTCCCCACATGGAACTACATTTGGCATCATAGGAAAAATCTCAAGTATTCTTTTTACTTTGGTTGCCTCTGCTATTTGAAAGTTAAATGACTGACATCCTAAGAAAAACTTACATCCAGATATTGCCTTTGCTAATTCATAGAAATTGTCAACTTGAAGGTGGGGAACATCTAAGTCCCATTGTGTGCAAAATAAATCTCTTTCTTTTTTTAATCCAGAGAATATAATCCTGTCTTGATATTTTTTTAGAAAGAAATAGTTTATAAAAGTATTCCGATGCCTTTCTGTAAAGTTTATAATTACTTTGTCTTTGTATGTGTTAGATATTCCCTCATTAATTAAAATCCATTTCTTTGACAAATCGCAAGTCATTTGTGGGAATGCATAATTAAACCATCTGTTAAGACTTCCCTTTGGCTGATTAGTAAATGTCTCTAACCTAACCTTATCTAAGTCTATCTCATGCTCTTGACCAGTAAACACCTTATAATCTTCTATATATTCCTGTGACATCATAAGCGGTCTCATCATATCAAACGTGTACTGGTTAAAGCACACAGGGACTTTATTTTCATTTTCATATGGATGCACAGAGCCTTCGTAACTATTGCCAATCATATCCAACCTGTGATAAATTACCGCCTTTCTTCCCGTATCCATCCACATTTTTCTAATTCCCGATAAGAAAGAAATTAGGTCTCCAGATGGGGAAGATGTCTTATACAAAATATTTTTATTGTTCATTTGTATTTTTATATATAATTTTATATTTCATTCACTCAAAAAAATAAACATTATGGCACAAATGGTAACGGCTTCTATTTACGGAGCAAACGGAAATGACTTCAAAAATGCATCGGGATTGACTATGGGCTTCCCTACGAATCAAATTGTTATTCGTGCAATCAGCCCAGCTGTTAGCTATGCAGGAGTTGCTTGTAACACGCAAATTCAACTTTTGCCTACAGCTCCAAGTCCAATTCAACCAGTTTATTACACTCCTACAGCAACAGCTACGCTTATTACTGCGGCAGGATAGTAAATTGTTGATTACCTTTTCTAAAGCCCTCTTAATTGAGGGTTTTTTTATTGACATACGCAAATGTAAAATATTTTTTATTTATTATAAAAGTTTTTTTTCAACAAAACTATTTCCTTTCCGTTTTCTAATTTTGTAATCTTTGCATACCTAATTTTAGTTGCAAGTGATTTTGCTTTTTGCTTAAGTAAATTAATGCATTCCTCTTCTTTTCTTATGGTCGTTACGAACCAATAAACATGATAGCTGTTTACATATAGGCTGTATTTAATCTTAGGAAACGTGCCAAATTTTATTTCAATGATGTCCCTCAACATAACATATATATTTAATCGTTAACAGGTTTCCATGAGCCTTGCATTGGCATAAACTTGTCATCATTAAGTTCATGGTTTTTAAATTGCATTGTACTTCCAGTAAACTCTAGGGCAATATTCTTAGTTGAAGCGTGTCTGTTTTTAGCTATAGAGCATATGGCTAATTTTTGTGTAGGGAACTCCTTGCCTCCGATGCTGATAGGTTCTATCATGCCATAGTATTCTGGTCTCATTAGGAACATTACGCTGTCTGCGTCTTGCTCTATAGCACCCGACTCTCTTAGGTCACTTAACTGAGGCATTCTATCGGGTCTTTTTTCTACCTCTCTACTTAACTGACTTAATGCTATGACGGGAATTTCCAGTTCCTTGGCAATACATTTCAAGCCTCTTGTTATGTCAGAAACAATCTGCTCTCGGTTCTTCCCCTTAGCATCAACCCCAGACATTAGCTGTATATAGTCAACAACTATGTACTTAATGTTGTACTTCTTTTTAAGCAATGCAGCCTTTGTCCTTATGTCCCTAATGTTCATACTTGTCTTGTCCTCTATGAAAATCTTTGAACCAGAAATCTTGTCTATGGAAGCTCCTAATTTCTTGTCCTCCTCATCGCTCGTCTTCCCGTTCCTAATTCTTTCGTGGAAAATCCCAGAGTCCATAGAAGCTAACCTTCTTACAAGCTGAACACCGTCCATCTCCAAGCTAAACATAGCACATGGAACATTATTTAAAACAGATGTATTGTACATAATCGACAAGCACAATGCGGTCTTCCCCGCACCAGGTCTAGCAGCTATTATTACTAAATCTGGGGAAACCAATCCATTGGTAGCTAAGTCTAATTCTCTAATTCCCGTCTCAATACCTAAAATCCCCGACACCTTAACCTTAGCGTGTTGGTCTAATACCTTCATACCATAAAACTCAATATCTTTAGACATACCCTTTATAACCTTCTCTTGAACGTCCTGCATATTAGCATCTGTTACGCTAAACAAATTAAACACGTCAGTCTCCTCATCAAATGACTTACTAAAAGCCTCATGGGATATTTTTATCATTTCCCTTTTCAAGTACATTTCAGACAACAATAAAATATAGTTTTCTATGTTTGCAGAACTAACTACAGAGTTAGTAACTTTCATCACCCCAACTACCCCTCCAGCTGTCTCTAAATTATTTTGCCTTTTAAGCTCCTCAACAACGGTTATGAGGTCAATGCCTTGCCCCCTGTCATAAAGTGCCACTATGGACTTAAAAATAGCCTTAGAATCGATTCTATAAAACATATCCTCGAACAATCTTGAGATTGCAAGGGTTAGGCAAGAAGATTCTAAAATTATAGCCCCTAAAATTGATTCCTCGATTTCTGAAGAATTCGGTGGTAATTTTTCTTTAATCATTTTACTGTGCGTTATCTGCTTTTAAAATTATTTTTACTTTGGTTGGGTCGGAAAGTGTTGAATTCATTTTTTGTTTTCTGTTCTCCTCGTTTTTTAGCCAATTTGAAATGTAGCTGTTTGCAAGTGATTGCCATTTTACAATTGGAGAATTATTTAAAAACCATCCAGTTCCATCATGTTTTTCGTAAAACCCCTTAGCCATTTCTTTCGTTCCGCCTGCACCCATAAAAAATTGCCATACCTGTTCCTTAGTCGGAATATTAGGTTGCCTAAATAAATTAGAATTTTTTATTTTGTCATTTATATTATTATCTATATTAGTAGATATATTTACATCTTCCATATGGGAGGTCATATGAGCTTCCTTATGACCTTGTTGTTTTTCTTCATTTTTTGTATGTTGATTATTGCCTGTAATGTTGTTCCGTCTTGACTTTGTAAAGTTTTTTCTTTTTAATTGTTCCTCATCTAAACGAGCATTATAATACAAACCTTTTTCGTCTTTTACGAATTTATCCAAAATCTTATCCAGATTTTGACCTACGAGTTGACCTATCATATCATAGGTCATATGACCTCGATTAAATTGCATCATGAGCACATCTATGTATGCACCTTTTTCCTCAAATGTCATTCCCATAGTTCCACCAATCCAATCGTTAGGGTAAAATAAAAAAGCTGGGTCTTTTGCCATAAAATAAATAATTAAGGGAAGTCTTCGTTGTTGCTAAAGTCTTTATAACGGCTCAGAGATGAGCAGGTAAGAAAACCAACGAGAACTTCCCAATATGTTTAAAATGAAATTGATTGAACATTAAATAAAGACATTTAGCACTTCAAAGATATTAAACATTTTCAAACCACCAAATATTTTTTTTATTTTTCTTTTTTTAGCTCGAAGTTTGTTATTTTAAAAAGCTGTATAATGGGAACTAATAGCCCTTTGGATAGATTATTATCTCCTCCTAGTGAAGTTTTATTTTCTTTGTAAAGTATACGGCATATGCTTTTTAATCTTTCAACGGGAACTATTATCGCAGTGTCAGTCTGTTCTATTTTGTATATCCAATAGGTTGCAGTGGTCGTAGCTATGCCACTAGGTTTTCCCCTACATTCATATTCTATAAACACATTCCCTGTCTTATGTGCTAACCTATCAGTCTTAACCTCTATATGCTCTTTACCGTTAAACAGCATATTAACCCAATCCTCTCCCTTTTCTCCAACAGTAAGGTCGTAGGTAAAACTTGAAGAATATTTCATTTAGTTAAGTTTAAAAGTCATCTTGACACCAGATAGGTGTTTTTTCGCCTACGAAAGCTCCTCTCATATTAAATTCAAAGTATTCGATAGCATCCTCCTCGCTCATTCCGTCTTTTTTAATGAGCTTCTTTATTATTTTGTCTACTGAATAGATTAATCTAATAATACCTTGCCAGCTGTAATCGTAGCCTAATACGCAGTCATCAAACCCATCTGCTTTTAAGATTTCTACTTCTGGTGCTATTGCTTCCCAGTAATCAATAATTTCATCTAATTTTGTTCTTCTTGCCATTTTGTTTAGTTTTAGTTTCAATGATTATTACGTCTTTTGGTATTAAAGTTTGTGATAGGGAAGTCCTACTAACGCCAAATTTATTTCCGCCCTCACTCATAACCGTTACTGCGTTGTCGTGGTCTCCAATTATAAATACTTTTTCTCCCTTAAGGGCATAAGTTTTTTTAGACGTAGAGCTTGTTACGTCTTGATTTAAATAGTAATGGTTCATTAAAAAGGGGTTTCCGTTATACTACTATCCTCTTCAATCATTTCATTTGGGTCTTCGATTCCTTCTGATGGATTCCAGTTTATCATTTTATGTTAATTTTAATTCTTCAAATATTAATAAAAGTTGGTCTGCTAAATAGCCGTCTGCTACCTTCCCATTTAAATAATTACGTACAGTAACTCCAGACACTCCAACTAGTTGACCAGCTATCCAACAAGTTGCACTTTCTTTTCCTTGGGGAAGTTTTATATTAATCAATTGTTTTGCAATGCTTCTCTTTCTGTCTTTTAATATTTCGTTGTGACTCATAATTCTATTTTAGTAACAAAATAAATATATTTTTGT